TCTTGATGGTATTGTTAAAGAAGATACTGACCAAGTAGCTGCATATGTCGCTGCGTGTAAAGCTGTTAAAGACAAATATCCTAAAGAATAGGGAGCGTAAGGAATGGCAACATCAAATTCAGTTAATTTTATAGTAACTAGGGATGATATAATAAAAGAATCATTACAATTAGTAGGTGCTATAGAAGAGGGTGGAACACCTACTACTAATCAACTTGCAGACTGCTCAAGAACATTAAACATGTTAGTTAAATATTGGGCAGCAGATGGATTAAAAGTTTGGGTAAATGAAGAATTAGTAATATTTCCAGTTAAAGATCAACGTCAATATACGTTTGGAGCTTCTGGGGACAGGATGTGCAGAGAGTCAGAATTAATTACTACTAAACTTAATGGAGCAGTATCTAATGCAGCCACAGAAATAGTTGTTGATTCTACGGCAGGTATGGCTGGCTCAGATGTAATAGGAGTGGTTACAACTGCTAATGATATACATTTTACTACAATAGCTTCTGTTGATAACGCTACTACCTTAACTTTAGCAGCAGGTGTAGACGCTGATTGTGCAGATAATAATAGAGTATATACTTTTACAACTGCATTTACTCAAAAAGTATTAAAAATAAATAATGCTTGGGTTCGTAGCACTGAAGAAACTGATATTCCAATAAGCATAATATCTAGGGAAGAGTACACTAATTTAAGTAGTAAGTATGAAAATGGACGAGTAAATCAAATATTTTTTAATCCTGGTGTGGACACATCCTTAATTAATGTTTGGCCTGTTCCAAACGACAGCAATACTAATGAAAGAATATATGCTTATGTTACAAGATTATATGAAGATTTTGACGCTGCTGGTAATAATCCTGATTATCCTCAAGAATGGTACTTACCTTTGGCTTGGAATTTAGCTGTATCTATAGCTCCTAAATACGGGGTTAGTGGTACTAGATTAACTGAATTAGCTACTTTAGGAGGAGCTATGAAAAGAAATGTAGACTCTTGGTCAGTTGAACAAACTTCTATATTTTTAAAACCAGCAAGGCATCATTAATATGCTTATGAAAAGAGTCCCTCTTTGGGGTAGATTTACAACTAGAGAAACTTCTTTAGCAAAAGATCAAAAATTTAAAAATTGTTTTCCTGTTAAAATAAATACTAACGCAACAGAAGGCGGTGGTAACTCTGTTGAATCTTATATTGTAAAAAGACCAGGCTTAGGTACTCACGCTGATACTTCTACTGTGGCAGCAGGAAGAGGAATACATGGATGGTCACAAGATGGAAAACTTTATTCTGTAATTGGAAATAAATTATTTGCTAACACAACAGATATAAATTCTGGTGGTAGATTTAATAATACAACAGGAATAGCTAGGTTTTCTGAGACTAGAGCATCTACTCCTTTATTAGTTATACAAGATGGTAATGATTTGTGGACAGTAGCTGCTGATGGCACAGTAACAGAAGTAACTGACGCTCATTTTCCCTCAGCAATAGTTGGTGGAGTAGCTCATTTAGAAACTTATACATTTGTAATGACTCCTGATGGCGCAATTTATCACAGCGAAGTTAATGATCCTAGCTCTTGGGTAGCTACATCTTTTTTAACTTGTCAAATTGGTTCTGATAAAGGTGTTGGTATTGCATCTCATAAAAATTATATAGTTGGATTTGGCGAGTGGACTACTGAGTTTTTCTTTAACGCTGGTAACGCATCTGGTTCTGTACTAAGCCCTGTAGATGGAGCTGTAGTTAATTGGGGTTGCGCTGAGGGAAATACTATTGCAACTGCTGGTGATACGGTAGTGTGGCTGGGGCAAAGTATAAACGGTGGAAAAGCCGTTATGATGTTAGATGGTCTTAGTCCTAAAATTATATCTACTAGATCTATTGAAAGACAACTTGAAAAAGAAGCAGATTTATCTGATTGTTATGCTTACTGTTTACATTTAGGTGGGCACATACATTATTGTTTAACTCTCAAGACTGCTGCTATAACTTTAGTTTTTGATTTAAGAGATGAGGTTTGGTGGCAAATGACTTCTGATGTTAGTGGCACTGAGACTTATTTTACTGGTGTTGATTCTACTACTTTAGACAATGTAACTTATGTTCTTGATGAAGATAATGGAAAAATATATGACTTTAGTATAGATAATTATCGAGATGTGGCTGAAACTATTAAAGTAGAAATTGTAACTAATCCTATTGATTTTAATATGAGAGGCAGGAAATTTATACACAGGTTATCCATAACGGGCGATCAAGCAGCCTCTACAGACAATTTAGTTGTAGATTGGTCTGATGATAATTATCAAAACTTTAGCACCTCAAGAACTTTAGATATGAGTAAAAATGACCCTAGGCTTACTGTATTAGGATCTTTTACAAGAGGAAGAGCTTTTAGAATAAAACATACTGCTAACTTACCTATGAGACTTGGATCATTAGAGTTTGGAATAACTGGTGGGGATTACTCGGTATAATGGCTATTGAAATTGGGCCACCGCCAAGACAAAATACAAAGTTTGATGAAGTTTGGAGAACTTGGATATCAAGATGGTTTGCTGCTAGTGGTGGAACGGCTAATGCTGGGTCATTTAATGGATTAAATTTTACAGCATCTAACATAACATCTATATTAACTCGTAATCATAATAATTTACAAACAATAGGTGGTGGCGCATCTAACGATTATTTTCATGTAACTTCAGCACAACATGCAATACTTGTTGGAGCTGCTTTACCACACTTTACTCCTGTAGATTCTATATCTGCTGGACAGACTCAAACGCAAGCTGGAGCCACTGCATTAACTAGCGGAGTTAATAGGGTAACTGTTTCTGCTGTTGACTTAGATGGCGTAAAGTTGCCAACTGCTTTTGCTGGAGCTAGGTGTTTAATAATAAATGCTGATGCAGCACAAACAATACAGATATGGCCCAACACTGGTGACGCAATAGATGGTGGTTCTGCAAACGCTGTTGATTCTAATTCATTAGCAGCAGGAGCAAGCAGAGAGTACGTAGCAATTGATGTTACTAATTGGTATACCATTTAATGGATAATATAGTATACAAAAAAATAAATTTAAAAAAGAATATTAAAAGCATAGAGTGGGATCATGTAGAGCCTATGTTAAAGAAAGGTGTGTCTGCTAAAGATTATATACAAACATGCACAGTAAAAGATTTAAGAGAAGCTATAGAAAATAAATTTTATGAATTATGGTTTTTTAAAAATACAATTACTGGAGGAGAGTTTGCTATGACTACTTCTGTTTCTTATTTTCCATTGGTAAAAATGCTTGAGATTAATTATGCAGGAGGTAGTTCTGCTAAAAATTTATTTCAATTTGCTTTTGACTTAGCTAAAAAACGTGGTAAAGAACTTAATTGCAACAATGTCCGAGCTGTAGGTAGGCCTGGGTGGTTAAGAGCAATTAAAGATAAAAAAATAACTATGACATTATGGGACGTTAAATTATGAGTTCATACAATCAGCAGCAAAACCAAATAGCAAACGGGGCACCAAATTACGGGCCTCGCGCCCCGATGGGATTACCACCAGGCGTTGGAGAATTTTATAAGAAACAAGTATATGATCCATTGGATAAGCTTGGTTATACTGGTTTTCGCTCAGATGTTAAAAATTGGGGAGAGTTTGGAACTCATCCTGGAGGCCCAACGGGCGCAATGACAGATTTTAATAATATTCTTGCTAATGCACAACAGACTGGTGATTTAAGTCAAATAGAACCTTTTATGCGAAATGCTGACCAAGGGAATAGGAAAAATTTTCGAGGTGGTTTATTTGGTACGGGTCTTAGTATTTCTCCTCTTCAACTAGGGTTAGCAGGGTTAGGGGGTTTTGCAAGTGCTGGTGGTTTTGGTGGTGCATTTGGGCTACCTGGGACTGCTCCAGTAGCATCACGATCTGTTTCTCAAGGATTTTTACCTACAACATTTGGTAATGCTTCTGCTGCTGCTAAGGCAGCTAGTTCTCAATTGCCAGTTGCATTAGGTGGCCCTTCTGCTGCTGCTTCTAACGTAGCACAGGGGGTGGCTCAAGGGTTTTTACCTAGAACATTTGGTACTCCTGCTGCTCAAACTGCTGCTTCTAACGTAGCACAGGGGGCGGCCCAAGGATTTTTACCTACATTTCGATCTGGTGTTATGACAAACGCATTAAATGCAAATTTACCAGCAGCAACAACAAATGTAGCTAATTTAACATCAACATTACCAAACGTAGCTAAAACAATAGCGGGAGCAGCAACAACGCCACCACCAGCAGCAACCGCTAGTCTTTTTGACAAAATAAAAGATTTTATTAGTTCGCCCACTGCTAAGAGTGCTGCTCTTACTCAGATTATTGGCGGTCTTTCAAGTATTGCTGGCGTAGGTAATGCTCAAGAAGGTTTAAGTCAG